TGTTCCGCAATGGTGAAGTGGTGCCGAAGCGTTGGAGCGCTCCGGCACCAGGGGGTTTCCCTTCGCCGCGCGTCAGTCGTATGGATAGCTTCGAAAGCCCGGTGACGGGCGAATCCATTTCATCGTGGCGGCAGCGCGAGCGCGACATGAACGCCGCCGACGCCGTCGACCACCGCGACATACCGCAGGTGGCTTTCGACAAGCGCAAGCGCATCGAGGAACGCAATGCCAAAGCCAAATGAGCCGAATGGCGTCGACACCGAAGCCGACGAGCCGCAGCTGACGCTGCGCGAAATTGCAGAATCGTCCTACGATGAGGTCGTAGAAGCGGACGACACCCCTGATGATGCGCCTTCCCAGGAAGGCCGCGCGCGGGACAAGTTCGGCAGGTTCATAGCGGCAGACGCCGCGACTGAAACGGGTGAAGCAGCGGCTCAGGAGCCACCCAGCCCCGAAGACGACAGACCAACCCCAGAAGTCGAACCGCCGCACCCAGCCCCGGTAACGGGCGAAGCAGCGCAGGCGCCGGCGAACTGGAGCGCAGAGGATCGCGCAAATTTCGAGCGGCTGCCGCCGGAGGGGCAACAGTTCCTCCTCAAGCGCCACTCCGAGATGGAAGGCGATTATCAGAAGCGCGTACAGGCTACCGCGTTCAGCAACCAGTTCGTGCAAGCCGTTACGCCAGTCTTCAACGATCCCGACATAGCGGAATCGTTGCGGCAGCAGGGGAGGTCGCCGATCGAGGCGGTCTACCAGTGGGCAGGGTTCCATAAGCGATCCCTGTCGCCCGATCTCAAGGATCGGGTCACGCTGCTGTTCGACCTGGCGCAGCGCATGCAGATTGATCCAGCAGCGGTCTTTGGCCTCTCACCCACGCCGGTCGGCGGTCTTTCCAAGGAAGACCTCGCCAATCCGGCAACCAAGAAACTAGCCGACACGCTCGGCCAGACTTCAGCACGTCTACAGGCGTTGGAATCCGAAATTCAACGAAGGGACCAGGCGACGCAGGCCGCCATGGTCGGGGCAAAAAGGGCGGAAGTCGACGCATTCGCCGACCAGAAGAATGCGGATGGCTCACTGGCGCATCCGTACTTCGACCACTTCCTCCCGGTCATCATGGAGCACTATCGGGCGAACCCGAACCTCTCCATGCAGCAATGCTACGATGCGGTGATCAATCCCGTCCGCAGCGGTCTCGAAGCGCAGCTCAAGACCCAGTTGAACCAGCAAACCAACGTGCAGCGGGCACAGAGCGCGGTGCGCTCGAATGTCCGCGGCATGACCAATCCGGTGTCGAAACCGGCGCCCAACGGCTCCAGGAGGAGCCTGCGGGACGTGCTCGAGGACTCGGCAGAGGAGGTCGGCTTCTGAGGGGTAGGACCCTGGAGCCCACATGGCCGAACCAACCGTCAACCAACTCGTCACCACGACACTTAATAACTACCACAAGAACTTCGCCGACAACGTCTCCAACTCGAATGCGGTGCTTGCCCAGCTGAAGCAGGGCAATCGCATCCGCACGATCGAAGGCGGCAAGGCGATCGCCACGCCACTGACCTACGCGGAGGAAACCTTTGCGTGGTATCTCGGCACGGAACTGCTGTCCCGCGCCGTCAAGGAAACCATCTCGGAGGCCGACTACGCGCCGGCCAATGCGGTGGCTTCGGTGACGCTCTCCGGCCCCGACCTGGCAAAGAACCGGGGCAAGGAGCGCATCCTCAACCTGCTCGAAGGCAAAATCGACAACGCCGAAGCGACGATGTCGAACAACATTACAAAGTGCATCTACGGCGATGGTTCCGTCGCCAAGTCCTTTGTCGGCCTGAAGGCAATGGTCACCGACAACGGCACCGGCACCGTCGGCGGCATCAACACGACGCCGTGGACCTTCTGGATGAACCAGTTCCAGGCGGTCACCAGGGCGACGGGTCTCCAGTACCCGGCGTTGAAGGCGGCGATGAATGCGCTGTGGATGAAGCTGGTCAGGGGCACCGAGCACCCCGACCTGATCATCGCCGACGCCGAAGTCTACGCCACCTACGAGTCCGGGCTTCAAGAAAACCAGCGCTACAGCGACTCCAAGCTTGGAGGACTGGGCTTCGAGACCCTGAAGTACAAGTCGGCGACCATCGTCTTCGACGGCGCCGCCACCGGCATCTCCACTGCGCCGGCGGGTGCCGCCTACTTCCTCAACACCAAGTACCTGAAGCTGGAGGTCTACTCCGGCTACAACTTCGAGACGCTGGACCTGCCTGACCAGTCGCCGGACATGGACGCCATCACCAAGCACATCGGCTTCATGGGCGCGCTCACGCTGAGCAACCGCGCGATGCAGGGCAAGCTGGTCGTCTCCGGCACCTGATACCTGCTACCGGAATGGGGCGGCGTCCCGCCGCCCCAGCCACCCAAGGAGACTGAACGCATGTCCGATTTTCCGGCATTGATCCACTTTTACCAGGGCTGGGCCGACAGCCTGACCACCAGTCCTGATGGCCTGCCGCTGTCGAGACCTTCGCGGCGCGCGGCATCTACACGGTCGAGGAACTGGCCAAGCTGGCCGGCCGCCGCGACCTGCCCGGCAACCTGGCGGAGCTGGCGCTCCGGGCCGAACGCCTGATGGACATGCAGAAGAACTTCGGCAAGTACGAAACCATGGTGCAGGAGCGCGACGCGCAGCTGGCCGAGGTGAACGCCCAGCTGATCGAGATGCGGCAGACCATCTCGGCGCAGAACGCGATGATCGACACCTTGAAGATGCGGGTGGCGTGACATGCCCCAGCAGATGTCGATTGCCCAGATCGTCAGCCAGGCGTCGTTCGAACTCGGCACCAGCCAGGGCCCGATTACCAAGGTGTTCGGCTCGCGCGACCAGGACATCGTGCAGATGGGGGCGTTGCTGCACGCCGTCGCCGACGAGGTGTTGCTCGACGACCACTACCGCTTCACGCTCGGCGACGACGTATGGGTGACGTCTGCCGATGGCGACCCGAAGCTGTTTCCGACCGACGACACCGACGTCGTCATGTTCGATTCCAGGCTCGCCATCAACGGCCTGAAATATCGCTTCAACCAGGCCAAGGGCTACGAGTTCGCCGAGCAGCTGCGCGACTACACGGTGCGGCTGAACAAGCTGGCGGGCAGGATCAACGCCAGGGTACTCGACCTCGACGCCGACGAGGGTCGCGTCATATGAGAATGTTGCCTACCCACTATTCGGGTAAAGCCGAGCCGATGCAGGCCAAGAAGAACGCGCTGCAGGTCGCGCATGTGCCGGCGCCGCTCAATGGCCTATCGCTGGCGACCAACTACACCCAGGGCAACCCCTATACGGCAACGGTGCTGACCAATTTCGTCATCGAGGACGACACCATCAAATGCCGCTCCGGCTACCGCAAGCTCGCCACCCGCGGCACGCAGCCGGTGTGGTGCCTGATCCCCTGGCATGGCGAGCCGAACGCCATGGCGGCGGCCTCCAACGGCGAGATATGGAACGCCCAGAACGGCAATCGCATCAAGGGCGGCTTCACCTCCAACGATTGGCACTGGACGTCGTTCAGCAATCTCGGCGAGTACGACTACACCGTCATGGTCAACGGCGCCGACGGCGTCTGGTCGTGGAACGGCAACCTCACCGACGACATCTATGGCGACATCGCCGGCACCAATCTTACCAGCGCCAACCCGGCGGTGGTGACGGTGGCGGCCGGCGACATCGGCAAGTTCACGCTCGACCAGGTCGTCTACGTCTCCGGGGCCGTAGGCCCCGGCACCGTCAAGGCCAACGGCTACCGCAGGGTCACCGCCAAGGGCGCGACGACGCTGACGCTGGATGTCGACACGCTGGGCGGCACGACGCAGGCGTCCGGCGTCAAGATCAATCCGACCACCGGCCTCGTCAAGGAAGACGTCACCTGCAATTTGACCTGGGTGTCGGTGAACACCATGCAGATCATCGTCAGCCACATGAACCGGCTGTTTCTCGCCGACGGCACCAACCTGGCTTTCTACTACCTGCCGCTGCAGCAGAAGTCGGGGGCGCTGAAAGCCTTTCCGCTCAACGCCGTATTCCGCCGCGGCGGCTCGATCCGCGCCATGTACACCTGGACCATCGACGGCGGCGCCGGCATGGATGACAAGCTGGTGATCTTTTCGACCAACGGCGAGTGCGTCATCTACAAGGGCCTCGACCCCGACACCGACTTCGCGCTGGTGGGTATCTTTCGCTTCGACAGTCCGCTGTCGAAGCACAGCGTCGTCCAGTACGGCGGCGAGCTCTACGTGCTGATCTCGACCGGCCTGGTGCCGCTGTCGACCATGATGCGCGCCGAGACCGAACGGCTGGGCCAGGCGGAGCGCGGCGTCACGTCGCTGTTCCTGGCCAACGCCATCGCCTTCCGCAGCGACCAGGGCTGGCAGGCCTTCCTCAATCCGTCGAGCGGCCGCCTGTTCTGCAACATTCCGCAGGGTGCCCCCAACCGCTACCGGCAGATGATCCGCCACATGCCCAAGTCGGTGTGGACATCATGGGCCGGCATCCCCGCACGCTGCTGGAATTGGCTCGATCCCTACGTCTATTTCGGTGACGACAGCGGCAGCGTCTACGAGATGCACCCGATCCACGCCAGCGACGGCGGCAAGGGCATCGAGGTCGACGTGCAGATGGCGTGGAACGATTTCAAGACGCCGCTCGACAAACATTTCAAGGGCGTGACGACCTACTTTTCCAGCGACGGCGACGTCCACCCGTCGGTCGACATCAAGGTCAAATATGACTACTCGGCACCGGAAAACGAGCCGGATATCGGCAACACCACCGACGGCGCCGCTGGAAAAGT